CATCAAGTTCGCCAGCTCCGCTGTCCCCCGTATTATTAGCGCCAACGAGTAGATTACCGCTCGTATCATTAACTTTAAAATAGTTAAGATAATTGAATCCTCTGTATCCAGTGGTTGCAGTAAGTTCTTGATCCAGTTCAAAATTTTCTACGGTATTACCGTCAGCGAAACCAATACGATTGTTTTGTAGTTGTAAGTTGTCAACACCACGTTGAGCGATGCTTACATAACCACCTTGCTCACCAGCAGATTCATCCCAGATAGTAACATCAAAGTCTTCTTGATCAAAAGATGCAAGACCTTTCTGAGGTGTCAGAGCAGATCCGAGATATCTCCAAGAGTTGGTATCGGAGGTGTCTGTGTGTGTAGGTTCACCACCACCAGCACTAATATCAAGGATCGCCTCATATAGGCGGTCAGCAGCATTTTTGACTTTATCATAACGAGAATATGCAGTAGCGTTATCATATAGTGGTGACAGTGTTCCTTCTCTTGCAGTAGAGATAGGTGCTGTTACTGCATAGGTCAGACGACCATATCTATCAACTGTAAAGTCTGTTGTATTAACAGTCTGGTGAATACTACTCGACTCAGCGACAGAAGTTTCTGGTTGATCAAGAGATACAGATCCAGTTGGGTTATAGGAACCAACCACAACAGGAGTATCAGCAAGATCAACTAGTGGGTTGCCTGACTGACCATTAGCGTTTGAGGTCAGGATACGACCAGGAGCACCAGTTACTGAACGGGTAGCATATGTGCCGCTACCAGTTCTTGTCAGCATACCGATGGTGCTGATACCTACGATAGCAGTCAGGTTTGAATCCAAACCCTGAGCGTCAACAATACCATATCCTGCAACAGTTGTGGGATTGTCACCAGTAACAACACGACCGCGAGAGTCAATTGTCAGTCTAGTATATGTTGCCTGAGCATCCAGATCGAGAGGATCATAATGTGGCAGACCAGGTTGATAGTTCAGTTCTGCTGTGATGTTGATGTTGGCAGAACCATCAAACGATGCAGAACCAGACATGTCACCTGTTAGGGTGAAGTTTCTAGCATTAGCAAGTCTTGTAGAGGTTGCAGCATTACCAATCAACGTACCAGTAATGGCACCTGCTTCAAAGTTACCATCAGCATCTCTTTTTACGAGAGTGTTGGCGATATTAGAATCTGCTTCTAGTGGTCGCTCATATTTCAGCGAGTTCCATTGCGTGACACCATCTCCGATTTTTAATCGGGAAGTATCAAGTTCGATACCCAGTTCGCCTTGGGCGAGGATTGGATTGACGTTTGCCCACTGCTGAGCGCCGTCACGTCTTAATTGGATTCTATTTGCCATTGCTTATGAACGCTAGCAGGGTCAGGTGTCTCTTGTTTATTTATACCCAAAACAAAAGAGGACCCGAAGGTCCTCTTTCTTCATTCTTCGGTTGTTTCTGTTACGGTTTCTTCTTCTTCATCATCTGGTGGATTTAGATATTCTAGGGTTTCAATAGCACCCATCAATTTCAAACCAGTTTGTTCATTTTGACGAATCTTTTCTTGCATTTCTTTTGTTTCTTGTGCAAGACGAGCATATCGTTCTTTGAACGATGCTAGCAGTTGGTCAGCATCTTGAACTTCGGTCACATCAGCAGGCATCAGTTCCTCTCCTTATTAATTAATTGTAAAAGTAGACTTTTAATGTCAGACACATCAGATTTTAGTTCATTAACCTCTGTTTGTAAAGAGGTAAATTCACTCTTTTTGCGCTGTCGCTCTTTGTACGACTGCATATATTTATCATAGATATCCTTGTCTCTGAGGAGGATAGCATTGGAATCTTTATCTCTAAAAAGTCCTCTGTTCTCATCCCCATCGACAGGGATATACTTTGGTATTTCCTGCTTCATGATGCAAATGCAATTGCTCTAAGATCTTTGATTAGTGGCACTTTCGCTTGGTTCTTAGACTTCATCACAATCTTGATTTGGAATGCTTGGAATTCCTCACCTTCGACTGTGTATTCAAAGTCTTCCCACTCTGCCTCAGACACATTAGTTGCACCAATTTCTGGTACAGGGATCTTACTGAAACCAATATCGGTCATTTGCTTCTCGGATCCAGGTTTCTGGATACGATAATAAACATCAATATTAGAATCACCATACCTTTGCATGGAGATCATAAGTCTAATGGATCTCGAAACGTTAGCGAGACGTGCAACTCTGGTTAAGTATACTGCATCATTCTGATCTCCATAAGGAAGTGTAGATACATCTCCTTGTGGGTTAATCTCCGATTGCAGACCTAGAACCTGCGGACCACCTTCCCAACTATTAATTCGGTTAGATGTAGTAATGACTGATACGCGATCAAGATCAATGATAGGACTTAGGTTACTAGAAGAAGTAGTCATGTTAACTTTCATTGTTAACGACTTACTACCTTCGAGTTTGTTATCCTCATTCAACTGAGAAGCAATGATTCTAGGAGACTCATAATAGTTCTCTTCGTTCAATTGGATTTCATCATAAACACCGTTGTTGATAAACGATGCCTGATCAGCAATGGTTGAACCATTACCGATTGATGTTCCCGATGTGGTATTCAAGGAAGGTGAAATACTTGTTTCCTTGAAGTTCATAATTTGAATGGTAGGCGTGATAAGTTCGTAAGGTATGTTCTTAGTTGCCTGAACACCATAACCACCAGTTCTGATTCCAATGTTAGCAACTGATGTAGTTACAATTGCATAGGAATCAAGAGTAGGATCTTGAATTGCAGTATGAGTTTTGTTGATTTCTGTCAGTGGAATTCCATCTAGGTTGTAGCATTCAACTGTGGTTCCTGTTGTCCATTCAAGTGCAGCAGTTCCACCCGACCCTCTACCTGATGGAGCAACTGTAATAGTTTGACCATCATCACTGATAGCAGAGTATGCAATAATTTCACTAGGAATAAATTCACTAATGTTATTCCATGCTTCTGTACCACCGTCAGTACCAGGGATAGCACTGATGGGTTGAATAGTAACTTCATTATCATTACTACCACCAGCAACTCTTACATAACCAGGATTGGTTGTGCTGATGGGTCTACCATTAACAATTTTGTGGAAAGAACCAGCATTACTGACACCGATAGTAGTGGCAACACTAGATAATGTTTGTGTTAGTTCTGTTGATGGAATCTCAGATGAAACACCAGTAATCTTAACATTGTTGGATCTGTTGTGCATACCATGATTTGGATGAATCACAACAACTTTCTTATCCTCAGTACGCACGGTAGGTGTGATAGCAGGATACGCAATGTAAGAGTCACCAGAGTATACGGCGTTAGATGCTGCATACTGTGCTTGGATACTACCACCAGCGATATTTAACTGTTCACCGTTTGCATCAAATGTCTTGTCAACATAATTAGCAACGATAGTTCCATTACCAGTAGCATCAAATGATGTAATAGTAGCGGTAGCACCACTGTTAGCACCAACCAATGTGTCGCCTGCCTCAGGAGTACCGTTCGTAGGTGACGAAGATAGTGTGAATGTAACAACAGACTGTGAAGACTTCAATGCTTGGAATGGATCTCCATTACCATCAAGGAAACCTTGTTCAAATGTACCAACGATACCAGTAACGGTAAGTCTTTGTGGGTTGGAAGTGCTATCAAATTCTTCAATAGTTGCCTCAGCATTAGATGGAGACTGAATCAAACGAGCACCAATCGTAAAGTTATAACTACCGCCAGTAGGAAGTTGTAATTCCTGCTTAGGTTCAATAGTAATCAATGGGTTGACAGACAGTGAACTGATACCATCATTACCCGATCCAAGTTCTGAATTGGTGAATGTTGCAGTACCAATAAGGTTATCAGAAAATGTTGCTCTATAAAGGTTGAACTTCAAATCCTCATACTGGTCAGCAGTCCATGTGGATGCGTTCTGTGATTTGAAGAGCACACCTGCATAAGGTTGTTCGGAGATAGTTCTGGTACCAGTGATATCAATATCACCCATACGTGAGATCCATACCTTATATTCGTTAGAGTCAGAGAACAGAACAAAGCAATGTTCTTCCGATTCTGGAATGTATACAGGTGCAGGGAAATTAAATCTAGTAGAAATAGATGCGTTATCAGACACCTCAACCTCACTTGGGGTCAGAGTGACATCAGAGAAAGGTAAAATATCCTTAGTTGGATAACCATTCTCCATAGGACGAATCTGCATAGAGATGGGAATCTTAGTATCTTTTGTACCGAAGAAGATATCAACACCTGTAACAAATGTACCACCTTGCTCTTCTAGCAAGAATGATTGCGCCAGGGGATCCCACCAACCTACCTGACGAGTGTTGGTACGAACTGTACGAACTGTTCTCCTTTGAGAAACAGTATCTCTAACAATCGCAGCATTACGAACAGCGAGGACATTTTCCTGCAATGTGTTTAATGTACCTCTGGCGGTATATTCTGCCTCAGCAGCAGAATCAACGGCACCAGGGAGTCTGCTATCCTGCTCTGAGGAGGATAAACGGAACACTCTCGAACCTGTCGCCCAACGTGGGTTGGAGTTGTTTGCAGGGTTAGGAATGAAGAATGCACCTTTAATAGAACCAACTAAGTCAGAAAGTAGACGGCGATCCTTAACGACAGCACGAGCACCAGATGTTCTACCAACCAAAACTTCACCAACGGAGAAGTTACCATAGAAATTTGGGTTAACAGTGGCAGCAAGAACATTAGTATCAATATTGATAACTGTTGTTTGTGATGCATAAGAGTCAGGTAGTGTATCATTAGTTGCAGAATATGGATTAGTTGTCAGACCATCATTAGGTGCTGCAACTCTAAATCTACAACCAGATCTTAAACCGTAAACAGTTTCACCGATAACAAAAGGTGTTTCATTGGTTTTGCTGTCCTCAGAAGAATTCTTAACAATCTCAATTAGTTTAGGAATAATATAGTTTTGGATATTATCACTATCAAAGAATGCATACATTCTGGTCTTTGGTTTCACACGCTCTACTGTGAAACCAACATTTCTAGAACGGATCCATGGGATGAATGTACTATCAATGACACTATCACCCAAAGAGCGACGGTCAATTCTAGGAACAACTCTAATTCTTGTACCAGATCTAACCTGACGACGGGTAGTGGTGGTTGTTGTGCCAGCAAGAACACGTCTAGGCACACCACGACTGAATGAAGTCTCTCTCCATGTTCTACCCTGACTGCGACTAACACCAGTCCAAGAAGTTCTCCAAGAACGCCACTGAACAGGAGCGAAACCCTGATTGTTAGTTCCTAGTCTCTCGCGAGTCGCACGGAAGTTACCTTCAATGGTCGTTACACGGGCAGGAACACGACGTGTGTCGGTCCAGTCATCAGATGCAGGCAGAAGATCAATACGACCGATAAAGGTGAACACGTTGAATGGGTTCACATTCTCCAATCGAGATGCATATGGTTGGACAATAACTGCAACCTCTGAATAAGGAAGTGTCAAAATATTGGCACCCTCTCTACCACCAAGAACAGGATTTGTTTTCCACCACATCAGATTTGTAGATAAGGTGGGTTTGTATTCTAATGAGACGTTTGTTGTATAGTGTGATGGACGCAGAACCCCTTCTGTAAAGTCAAGAGAACACTTGTAATCTTGATTCTCTACATCAGAAGTTGAGTGATCTGTGAAGTCATCCACCAGGAATCCATTCTTCAATCTGTCAAAACCATCAGAGTCAAACGCTTTGAGGTTTCTGGCATCAGATTCTAGCAGTGACAGAGATGTGTAATATTCCAGAGACTGCAAGCGGCGGTCCATGTTACCGATGTCTTCCATCGTGTAACGACGCTGCTGGTGCAATGTAATTAGAATATCCTCATCTACATCATAGACATATGGTTCATACTGAATTTTCGCCAGCAACATTGCATTATCAAGACTATCTGCTTCTGGGGGATCCTCAGCGGGAACACCCTTAGAAAGTTTCAAATCACCATCATGCGCCATGTATAGTTTGTCTTGGCGTGGTAGATAGTATTCATAATCCAAACGAATCTGATCTTCTACCTTAGGAATATTAAAGATAGTAGAACCACCAGCACCACCTGCCGAAGTAAAGACACGAGATGGGAAGTCAAGAGACTTACAGTTTACAAAATAAGGTTGTTCAACAGTACCAGAACCTGATGCAAGTTCGCCAACAGCAGGACGGAAGTCGAGAGTGTCTGTAAGGTATTGGGAGTTACGGTCACCACGAGTTCTAGGAATCTCCGAGAATCCTATACCTGTATAAGACTGGTTTGTGAAGTAATCGCCAGATGCTTCATGAATAAAGTAGTCAAATACAACTGCCAACTTACGCTTGGGTTCAGATGTGCCTGCCTTTCTGACCATCTTCGACACACTATAATAGTATGACGTTGTATTTGTATCTAAGTAGAAGTTAGCACTGACGTTCTTAGATCCTCTTTCCAGAGCACCCTCACCGTCATCGATAACACCAACCAGTGCATTTAAGTCGTCGTCGAAACCATCGATGGTTTCCCCAGTTTGGAAGAACTCGGTACTGACAGGAACAACATATAATCTATTGTTATTAGAGTTAAACGATACAACTCTTGCTCTGGCATTGGATGTTCTACCAACAACAACAGAACCACTATCGTAGAAAACGTTTTCGGTCAGAGTTACATAAGGAACTTTTGCATCTTCATCATCTTCTGATTCAAATACTGCTTGTAGTTCATATACATCATTCAATGCAAATGAGATTTCCTCATCTTCAATACGAGTACCATATAAGTTACCATATGCCAACCCATAATTCGTAACATCATTTTGATTTCTGGTGCGAATGACCTTCATGGTCCTCATCTTCGCAGCAGTCTTAATCTTCTTAGATACTGTGTTGACAGATACGGCAGCAGTTAGAGTTACATTCGAGATGTTGTTGACTGTACCACCAGAACCATCATTCAGACCAGTAACTTGGAGAGACTGTCTGTTAGCACCAAATGAGACTCCAATAGTAGGTGTGAGTTTCTCAGATTCTTCTTCAATATCCAGGTTAGTACCAACATTCCAACCATATCCAGTATTATCATTAGCACCCTGTGTGATTGTCAGGTTGTAATTTTCACCATCAAGAGTAGTAAACTGTTCATTTTCAGGCAGAGTGAATGTCACATCACCAGATGAAAGTGGTTTGTTTGCAAATGTCTTGATGACAACAAAGGATTCATCGGATACAGATTTGATTGCCCTCTTAGGCATATCGATAGCAAGTTCACCATCTCTATTCGTCTTCTCAAAGAAGTAAGGACGCAAACGTGTAAACTGAGTTGCAGGATATTCTGCATCAGTTATACTGCCCTTGGTCAAAGCGGTATCAATCAGTGCTTCCTGATCTCCAAAATCAAACACTGGTGTAAGACCAGAATTCTTTCTATTATTTTCTGTAAATGCAATACTAGTAGGATCGATACGCTTCACACGAAGTGAAGTGGTACCTTTCTTATCTGTATTAGTTGGTGAGATTACATCACCAGCGCGAAGGTCGGCACTGAACTGAGTATCAAAACCTTGAATATCCTGACCAGATGCCTGATCAACAGTGATAGTCTTACCAAGCAATGATATGGATTCGGTCAGGGCCAGAGATGCGGTAAAGATAGGAGTTGCGTTAGTGCTGGATTCGTAACCAACAACTTGACGAATATCAGATCTATCATAAGAGTAAGATGCATTCAATACATCTAGAACACGACCGTCACGCTCGATAACTTCACCATTTTGGAACACACCAGATACTTGGTGTACTAATGCATAGTCGGCCGCGGCAGAATATACATACCCTCTGGCACCAGAAGAACGACCAACTAGCATCTCACCATCAATAATGGATTGTGACGATGCAAAGTTTAACGCAGTAAACATTTGAACGTCAAAGACGAACATGTTATACTTATTGCCATCTTTTTCGAGTTGCAGAACTCTTGCCTTACCAATCAAGTTACCCTGAACGGAATTAGAAGCACCAGTACCTAACCAATCATCTCTAAGGTCGATAGTCTGATAGCACTCAGTTACGTTTTCACCAGAGATACGAGGCCAACCCCAAATGTCATACACTTCCACTTTTTGGGAGAGGTCAACAGGAACAATCTGGTTATTACGTCCTACAAAGGTACGTGGTTTTGGAGTATCAACATAAGTAGGTGCCAGAATTTGTGTTCTATAACCTTTTACATATGCTTTACCAGGTCCAACTTCAAGAACAGCAAAGTTCTCAGATGCTGCTTGACCATCGGAAGAAATTTGACCAGGTGTATATACACCATTATTAAAGTTATCGTTTAGGTGCTCTCTTGCGCGAACCTCAAACGTATCGACAACATAGTCACCATGCGTCTCAAAGGTTCTACGAGCAAGCGATTTTTCAAGTTCGTTATACTCTGTACGATCAACGAAGTTCTCGACGGTTGAATTTCTGATTCGCAGAAGTTCAATGAAGTTCTTGTCTGTCTCATCATTGATTGGTTTCTTAACAAGTTGAGTCTTGATTCTGAATCTGTGAGCACCTGGTGCAGAGTAGTTGGACGCACCAATAGCATTATCTGTGAGTGACGGGTCATCCTCAGGTGTAATAATTGATTCGCTAACCTCAAATCCGACTCTGTATGATGGATTGTTTGTATACTGGTCAAGAATAATGTACTCGGAGGGAATGTCAACAAAGTGTCCACGAATGAAGTAGACGCCTTCGCTAATATAAGCAGTAGAACCTATCTGAGAAGCGTCTACTGGGAGCATTTGGGCAAAGGGTGATCCAGTTTCGATCAGGGTGTTGCCAAAAGTAATTTCCTGTTCAGCAACTAACTGTTCGTTGTTCTGGAATTTCTTTGTCGTTACATCAGATGTAGTATCACCTGATTCGATATACTTAATATAGAATGTAATATATCCACGATCACTTTGTGTTGCAGGAATTGAATACAGAACCTTTGCTTTAATTCCAGTGGTCAGACCTTCAATGATCTTGCCTTGTAGTTGATTTCTATATGTCTCTACATCCACACCCAAGAATGCTTGCTGGATGAGAATACATTCTACATTCAGGTCATAACCAACCTGACCAGGAATGACCATCGCACCTTCTTTGAATAGGTGCTGCCCCATTGCTTCGATCTGATTTTGCAGGATCGATTGCATTGTAGTAAGTTCCCTTGCCTGGATAGGAAATCCTGGGCGGAAGAGAACTCTATAAAAGTTTTTATCCTTATCGAAGTCATCGAAATAAGGAGAAATGTTTAGGTTAGTATTCTGGGGCATTTCTTAGAACTCGATTACGATTTTGATGTCTTCGATTTGGTCGCCAGCACGAGAGATCGCGCCTCTGTTATCAATATATATGATCTCACCCGAGTTGGGTTCGATCTCGGACTTTGCATAACCATTAGTAAATGACATACCCAAGTCATACTCAGTGTTGTTAATAACACGAGTAGAGATGCCAGACACAACAGGGAAGTTGATGTCAGGGTCTGCCGAAGTACCAGAGGTTGAACCTGTAACAGCGTTACCCCCTTCAAACTCGGTGAGGTTACCAGTAATCTCAGGGAACACACCGTCAATTCTGTTCTGGTAATATTTCAGAACTTTGGTTGTATTGTTCCATGAAATGACTCGTCCCCTAGCAGTCACTTGCTGACCACCAACAGTTCTTGACTGTGTGATAATCTCGTCAGTTTGAAACTGACCGTTAAATGTAGGAGAGAAGATTACTGCCTTAGTTGCAGATAAAGTAATCGCGGATGTAAGTTCAACTGTTCCATATCTAAATGGATTGATCACCAAACCGATACGACGGTAATCGTTATCGGTAGGGAAGTCACCTGATCCTTCATCATAGGTGAACTTCGTGTTGATCATCACTCTATAACCACCTAGTTCCTTACCAGGATCTGAACCATGACCAGTGTCGGGAGGAATAATAACGTCAATGGCAGCACCAGTACCTGTACCAGCACCAATACCGTTGACTTCATCAATAACAACCTTACCAAAAGTATATCCAGAACCACCAGAGGTCACTGTGGCAGATACGATCTTACCACCATCAACCACCAGAGAAACACGACCACCAACGCCATCGCCTTTGATGGGTACGTTCTCATAAGTACCGTTGTTATAACCAGTACCAGATGCTTGGATAACCACACTGTCGATTTCACCACCAACAGCATCACCTGTCACAGCAACGTCGCTGAGCACAGGCATGTAATCGTTGGAGAAGAATTTCAGAACCTGACCCACAGGGATCGTATAAAGATACTTCCAACGATAACCATCACTAGTTGTGATAATTGAAGTGGAGGTACCAGTAGGTTCAACAGTAGAAGGTTTACCGTTAGGATCAGAAGGACTGGTGCCGTTATAGATGCACTTATATACCTGATACTGCGAGTTAACAACGTAGAAATCTGCGTCGTATAGTTTCGTAGCACCAGACGATGCCGTCTTGGTAGATGAATAATCATGGCGATACATATCATAGACATAACCCAAACCACCAGTGGTTTGTTCGGGTGGAGTCCAGTCAATGCGGCGAATGACCTGAATCGTATCACTTGCTAGGACACGTTTCAATGAAATCATGTCCGAGAACGTGTCCGAAAACTCTTGGGAAGAATCCACAGGAGTTGGAGCAGCATTTTCATTATCCCATTCCTGGGGTCGCCCAATGAACACGTACAGTCGATCTCTCGACGTACCTGCCACCAAGTCGGACTGCGTAGGATCTGCACCCTCCAAAGATTTGATAAATCTTTTCGCAGTAAAAATTCTAAATTGATCGGTTAGAAGTGCCATCTTTAAGCAGTTACCTTCCTTTTATTTATGGGACTTATTCTGGTTCAATTCTGACCAGATTTGTATACTCTTGACTTACAAATACACCAGTAGCACCACTACTACCACCACTAATCGTATCCGATGTTGTGAATTTGTAGGTATTGCCATTGTTGACAATAGATTCCACGGTTAAGTATCTATAACCAAATGCATCAGCAGTGCTAATGTAGGACACAACAGTTGCTGTAATTCCTGTAACACTACTAGTGACAGTTTCACCAGTAGTAAACAGAGCACTATTAACATCTTTCAATTTGATAATAGTATTAGAGACATGCTCAATACCATCACCAAGAGCACCAGCAGTTGATATGGTTGATGTTAAAGGAACAATACTGGAATCATATATCTGATCCCCTTGCTGGAACAGGGTTGTGTTCTGTCCACCAACAGTTTCTTCAATACCATACAATGATGGTGCAATACCACCATCTAGACTAATAGCATTTTCATAATCAGTATCAGTATTTACCAAATCGATGATGCCATCACCAGCACCATCAAGTTCATCATTATCTTCAAATACATATCCTTCCAGAGTTGCGATTGGATCTGTAAATGTTACGATAGAACCCTCATCATCTTCTACAAGAACATGTGGTTCAACGCCAGTACCTGATGATGCTGCTGTTCCAGCAATAAACTGAATAACAGCAGTATTTTCATTAGACCTACCACCGTCAATAAACGCAAGTTCATCAACCTCGAAAGTTAGGAATAATTCTCTTGTCTCAGGTTTCCAATCATATACAATAGCAACTTTATTTGTTTTATCTTCTTCTACTCTTCTAAGTCTATCAGAAACAGTGAAGTTATATCCAGAGATACCTGTGTTTGGATCAGTTGCTAGATTATCTAGAATCACACGCTGGTCATAACGGAAATTGATACCTCTATCACAACCAGTAAAGGAGATCGCTGTCTTTCCTGTATATCTGACAATTTCCCTACCAATCTGGAACTTACCAGAACCAGGGAATGCATTAGTAGTCTCTACATATATTGCACTATCGCTAGCAGACGTATCTCTAATCAACGCTGTCATGTTATAGAAGTCTGATACCAAAGACGTTCTATTTCTTTGCCTTTTAATTAAGTTGGTATTGCGAGTAAAGATGACACTTGGTGGACTTGTATAACCACCACCAGGATTTAATAGTTGAATATTAGAGATTGCACCTAAATTAATATCTGCTTCTGCTGTGGCACCAGATCCACCACCACCAATCAATTGAAGGATAGGTGGAGTCTCAAAGAACTCACCTGGTGATGTTATATTAATACTTTCAACAACACCAAACTGATTGACTTCTGCAACACCACGAGCACCACTACCACCACCACCAGAAATCACAATAGTAATATCTTGTGCTGTATAGTTTCTACCATTATTTTCAACTGACAAACCAGTCACACCACCAGTTACTGGGACTAGTTCTGCACCAGATCCACCACCACCTCTGAGATATGCTTCTGCTGAAAAATATCCATCACCAGGTTGATTTACTTGTAAGAAGTTTACAGAACCATCTTCATTCAAATAAATGTTTGCATCTGCCTGAGTAACGCCAGAATCTGTACTGATAATATTCAAACGTAAAGGATCATATCCTTCACCAGGATCGATCACATCAACTGATAGCAGTTCTCCATTCTCACCAATATTCGCTTTAAGAACAGCGTCTCTAATAGGAGTACCACAATTCCCAACAACTAACCTAGGTGGATCAGTAGGATCATATCCACTACCACTGTTAGTTACGATAACGTCTTTAACACCATATACACTATTAAAGACGGGTTCAATTGCTGCGCCACTACCTGGGACTGTTCTTGTCATTAGACGACTACGATGTTACCAACCATGTTGCTGTGAATATTGCACTGATACACATAGGTTGTACCAGCAGCAAGACTCATTGGAACTGTCCAATACTGGACACCATTGATAGATCCAGATGTTCCACTGATCTGAGAACCACCACTAGATACTCTGAGTTCTAATGGATGACTAGAACCAGTTGTGTTGTTGAATCTATATGTAAATCCACGATACACATAAATGGTGGCGTCGGTGCCATTAGAGATACCAGGACCATTCAGTGTATAGTTATTACTGTCAGCAGCAGTAAAGTCATAACTCAATCCAGGCGATGCTACTGCTTCATAGTTTGATGCACCATAGATCAATGATTGACCTTCTGATGCACTAGGCAATGCAACCGTATTTGTGATTGTTATTGTGGAACCAGATACAGCAGTAGAGATTCCAGTACCACCAGCAATAGTGATAGAAGAATCAGCAGCATCAGCAGTATAACTACCAGTATCTCCTGCAACCCCTTTCAGTGCGTCCTGAACGACGTTAGGTGAATCATTAGTGAATGTAATTGCACCAGCATTCAAGTTAGTGCTAATACCACTGCCACCTGTAAATGTTAACGAATCTGTGGTTACAGTCGCACTTGTACCGCCATTGTCGGCATTGAATGTTGTAAATACATTCTGATCAGGAGCACCAAGAGCACCTGTCATATCAATGGTTAGTGTAT